ATACCCTGCAAGACTCTGTAGCGAGCCATCTAAACCTCCTCGAATACGGCACATGGGTAGCCCCATATACCGTCGAGGCGACTAGCGCACGGTTTAGACAGGCAATGAGGCGACTAAGCGCACAGTAGTCAAAGTGTATCAGGAAGCGATTTTAGCCTCGACGTACTCACTTGCCACAAATACCTTCTCGCCTGATTCTGTAACGATTCCGACGCGCTTTAAGATGGACTCACCGTTCCAAGTTTCAAAGCCCAACCAAAAGATTTCTCCTTCAGTTCCTTTTGCAACCTTTCTACCCTTTACGACTACGACCTTTTGACCCTTGACTATTGCACCCTCAGCCAACTGACGCTGAACAGATTCTTGGTACTTAACAATCTCTCTTTCATCACATTCATGAACTGGATAGATTGCCTTGCCACGGTCTGTGTAATCTGCAAATCGACTAGAGACGATTTCAATATTTGCAATATAGAAATTGCCACCCTTGGACTCACATTTAACTACTAAACGTCCACACTTGAAGCAAGGCTTCGAACTTTCAACTGGTCTAGCCATCTCATGTCCTCCTCTCGGACAACATAAGTATATCAAACCCCAGTTAAATAATCAAGGTTGAGTCGGGTCGGCTCAAGTTTATTGAGTCCTACGAAGACGCTCTTCCTGAATCATGCTCAAGGTTAGGAAATATCCAACTCCGTCTACGACTGTATCGGGCTTGGTTTGGTTGACTTCGCGGGCAATCTTCATGCCGACCATGCAAAGGCTCACCTGTTCGGCTGAGACGTCACAGCCGAGGATTACAGCCCATATCTTTGCTGCACGTTCAAAGTTATCAAGGGGATGCCCGTAAGCCTCCTGACGCTCTCCTGAGACCAATTCAGCAGCATATAGGGCGATATCTCTTGGGTCGTTCATAATAACTGTAGGTCGCTCACTCCCGCTTGGCTGACAACAAATGTCAGGACTCCCACATCCGCAATCTCCCCCGTCGACTGTCTCCACCACACGCTTCCCCCGTCGAGGGCTGGTGCTTGTAGCCATTTGACTCCTCCCCAATCTGCTAGTTTCAATGAATGATAGTGACCAGTGACCAAAATGTCACAATCGCCAATCTTTTGACGCCCCAAGGTTTGGTCAGCAATCCAGCGACGAAGTTTTGCTTCAACTCCCTGACCCGAACGGGCTAAGTGACCGTGGGTAATTCCAATAATCTTTCCGTGAACCTCGATAGTCAGGCTTAACTCTTCTTGTGGTATCGCGAAGCGGATGTGTCCATATGCTTCAGGATTGGCTGCGAATATCTCAGCAACCGATTCCACAAGTGCCACATCATCATTGTCATTAAGCGTGGTGAATGCTTTTCCGTTTTTTCTGTTTTCTCCATGGTTTCCTCCAATTGCTGCAACTGTTATTGAAGGAACTATCTTGGACCAGCGGATAAGCGCGTCTCTTAAAAGACGTCGAGCAATCTTCACTTGGTCTCGGCGGTCAACTTCAACTGTGAAAGTTTGAATGTCGTAGTGACCGTCGCATCCTTCTACCAAGTCACCAAGACATAGAACGGTGATTGAATCGATAGGACGACCGAGTTTCTTCAATTCCTTTAGTCTGAACTCAACATCATCGATAGCCTGAAGCCAGCGACTAATTAATCCCTTGAGTCCATCTCCGTCACGCTTTCCAACCTGCCAGTCAGCAGCGCAGACAACTAAACTTGCTCCGCCTACGAACTCTTTGCGTTCGCGAGGCTTATGCTTTTTAATCTCTTGAATTAAGGCTTCGATATCGGCATTTTCTACTTTGCCTTTTCGAACTACCTTTCCTTTCCATTGGCGATTGAGAACGCCCATGGTGTCGCCCCATACATTGAAAAGAACAGGTTCGACAACTGAAAAATGCTCAGGGTCGAGTCCCCACATACGGAGAACTCCTGACCAATCGGGATGAGTCTCACCCTCCATTGGCTCTGTAGTGACTAAACCTTCATCACCATTCCAAGTAACCCCAGGCTGCCATTCGGCTGAACGCTGACGTGGCTCAGTCTTCTTAACTGAGTTAACCTCCGTAGTTTTTAGGAGATTATCTAGCGCATCATCAAGACTCACGTTGGCACTTACATCCGTCTTTGCCCATCATGCGTCTGCGATGACGACGAACAATATTTGAACTCACTTCATACCCGTATTCTGCTAAAAGAGGGACAAGCATAGTGGCTTCAATTTGTTCGTTTATTAGTGCCTCTTTAAGTTTAGATTTAATAGGTTCGTCTATGATTTCGACGATTTTTCCCATTGCACAATTAAAACCAGGCAATGTTCTTTTTCCCTCTAGCGCTTCTAATTTAGCGAGGAACTCATCCTGACTTATTTTTAGATTTGCATCTTGGACAACGGATACTCCACGGGCGCGTTGCGCTTTCGAAAAGGAGACGGTCGCATTTCCAGCAGCGCTGGTTTTCGTCTGTGTTTGCATTTCTGCCATAAGGGTCTCTCTCTTGACTCGATGGTTCAATGTTAGGTTCGACAACTGACATTAAGCACCTACGAAGCAATCCATGTTGAACACGATTACTGGACGCTCTAGTTCATCCACTCCTAACGGCATAATCGAACCCATTGATGAGATACGAAGAATACCAACTGAAGACAGTGTTGTGTTGGATATCGATGAAACCAAAACTCGGAGTGTCTCTGCTAAATCTCGGGCAGTCACATAGTTATCTCGTCCAGCACGGCACATGATTTGAATGCTTGGTCGGCTGATACTGAATCCATCAGCGCCAAAGTTCTCGATTGGAGGTAGTCCCTCGTACTCAAAAATGGCTACACAGGTATCAGGGGTCTCAGGCATCTTTGAAAGAAAGAGGTTCGTGCCAAGAGTAAGGGTGGCTGAGTTGGTATCAATGTAGTTTCCAACTGCCTCTAATACGGTTGCCATTAGTGACCTTTCATTGCATTCTGTAAATGAACGCCAAGTCTACTAGCAAGTCCTTTTGTCCTCCGCTTGACTGGAGTTTCAAGATATTTCGCTTGAGTTGGAGGAGCGTGGTAAACCTTCTTGCCACTGGGAGCCATAATTCTTTCGTGAACAAATAGCGCATAAGAACTTGCTGGACCGCCATAGGCAATTGTGACTTCAACTGAATCATTGGTAACTATTGGAGTTTGAACGTGACCGCTGCCCTTAAGAATTCCTGTATCAACTGGGACAAGGACTTGAGACTCATTAAAAGCCATTGTTGCCTCTTCGTAGAGACCACGGGCTAAGGCTGCCGTTCCCTTATTTCCAGCATTAGCGAGAAGGCGATTGAGTTTGTCCAATCCCTTGATTTCGATTGATTCCATTAGACACGACCAAAAGTAACAACCGTATGATGATTGACGACGCCTGAGCCATTTGCTCTGTAATTTACTTTGTCGACCATCTTAACAATTGGCTCAGCACCATTTGAAAGAGTAATTCTGTCTCCAACATCAACGTTAGGGTCATTCAGGATAATGAGGCGACCCTCTTCAATAATTCCGCGCTTTTGGTCTGTAGTTATCTTGGTGTTATCAGCCATGATGCGACAGTTGTAAGTTGTTCCTGAACCGCTAGTAGCCCGCTTGCCATAGGCATCCATGGTCGTGCCTTTATAGACGACAACCGTATCGGTCATATCCTCTGTCCAGTGAGAAGGGCTTCCCTTGATATAAGTCATCGTTATACCTAGACTCGGTTATCTTGGATACCAGTATAGAAATCAGTATTGTAAGTAGTTGTTGTTTTGTCACGAGTTGACTTGAGAGCATCCGCGTTGGCTTTGATAGTTGGCGGAGAAAGTTTTCCGCGCTGTTGGCGAAGACTTTCAGCAAGCGCCCTGAACTCAGCAGCAGATGTTGCATAAGACTCTGAAATGCTGAGGTCACCAATACTACGACTGTAGTTAGTCTTATGAGCAAAGCGACCAGCAATCAACTCAGCCCCAGCAATAGCAGCATCAATTGGAGTTGTCCAAGTTGTTAATAGGTAAGTAATCTCTGCATCGTTAAAGTGGTAGTCGGTGCTTTCAGTATCGCCAATCATGAAGCGAACTTTATCTCGGTCGTTCGAACCTGGGTCAACGTAAGTAAATGACATTTATTTCTCCTTATGCCCAAGCACCGATAGTTGTAACAGTATTTGTTCCAATAGGTGTCATCTTAATGCGTGAGTTAGCAGCAACGACTGGAACTGCGCCAGTTGCAGCAGAAAATGTAAGTTGTGGAATGAAAGTTCCTGAAGCATTTACACGCACTAGCCCTCGAACTCGTACTGTTCGATAAGTTGCAGTTGCCACGGCTGCGGTAATTGTTGAGTTTGTTGCCACTTGAATGTAATACTGTATTGGTGTTGCGCCGTTACCTAAAGAAGTTGCGTTCTGTCCAACTATTGCTTCATAACCAATAGAAGTTAGGGTCGCTGTTCCACCAAAACCAATACCAAGTGAGTTTGAAGTGGCACCTGTAGTAGAAACTCCAAAAAACATATCTATTTCATAAGTTGTTGCAGCAGCAACTGTTAAACCAACACCAAAGACCGACTGAACGGTATTAACATCAGTTAGATTTCGAGTAGCAGAAAGCGCATAAACCATGCTGTGGTTTACAACTGCACGACCACCAACTGCTGTCTGAGATGGGGTTAAATAGAATGCTGTGTTGTCATACTCCATACGTCCACCAGCAGCAGCAGTTAGCAATGCGCTGGACTGGAAAATGATTGGTGCTGCTCCAGTAGTACCTGCTGGAACTGTTACCTGACCAGTAAATGTTGGTGATGCAAGTGCAGCGCGAGAAGTATCTGTTGGGTGGATATGGTCCTGACGAGAATATCGAAGAGATGTTCCAACTGTTGCTGTTCCGTTAATGATAGGAGCAGTAGCCGACGCCTGAGCAACTACAAATGCAGTAGTTGCAATCTGAGTTGTATTTGTATCAACTGCTGCTGTTGTTGAAAGAGGCGTACCAGTAAATGTAGGTGATGCCTTCAAAGCAAAGTTTGTGTTTACGTCTGTATCAATTGAAGTTGCTAGAGACTGAATATTGGATGCAATATTGGCTGCGTCACCGCTTGTCGGATAAGGATAAGCACGGTTGGTAGTTGTACCTGCCATGATTTATACCTCTTCCGCTGGAGCATCAATAGAAAGTGTTGGTTCAATAACCTCTGCATCAATGATTTCTTCATCAGTATTTTCAACTGAAAAAGTTGCTTGATATGGGTTTACAAAGGTTCCGTCCTCAAGAAGAGCAAATCCTGGGCTTGGCTTGAAATCCATATTTGTTGTCTCGATAACATCGTCGTATTGGTCCTTGATGAACTCAACGAATGAATCATCGGCAACAACATGGTTTTCAACATGCAAACCACGAATAAGAGCAAATGTACGTTCCATTAGTAACCCCAATACGAAATAATAACTTTTCCTGAACCGCCTGTACCACCACGACCAGCATCGGCTGGACTACCAGCAGACAAATAACCCACTGCTCCTCCACCACCGCCACAACCACTATTTGCAACTGCGGGAGAACCACCTGATGCTTGGTTACTTGTTGCAAGAGCACCCATACCAGCATTTCCTGAAACAAAATATGGTTCTACTGTTGAGATTGCTGAAATACCAGCAGTTCCACCTGCTCCTCCAGCGCCGTATCCATCAACACCATAAGATGCAGCACCAGCGCTAAGATAAGGGGTGCTGTTGTTCCAGTTCCATCCAGAACCACTACCACCACGACCAGTTACTGGATGTGCAGGTGGAACCTGTACAGCAGATTGTGGTTGCACTGCGTAACCAGTCTGAATATTGAAACCACCTCTATATGTTGACATAACTACTGGACTGCCCATTCCTGAACCAGCACCACCAATTACAAGTCTGTTTCCACCACCAGTGTCGAAAGAAGCAGAACCTCCACCAATTCCAGCAACAGTTCCAGTTCCATTTGGGTTCACAGATGAACCACCGCCACCACCTGAAGCAACATCACCTGTTATTACATTGGAAATACCAGTTTGAGTCCAAGTTTTACTTGTAAATGGACCTTTATATGAAGTTACAGAAGCGCCTTGTTCAAATTGTTGATTTACCCAAAATGCATAAGGACTGTTTGAACCATTACCAAGACATTGATATCTAACTAAAGCAAAAGTTGCATTTGCTGGAGAAGTTGCTGTTACTGTTTGTTGTGTCCATACGTTGTTAGCAGTTGAAGTTGTGCTTGTGCTTGCACTAATAAAAGTTCCTTGAAAAGCCTGATACCACTCAATTCGAATCGCTGTGCTTGGAGAACCAATAGCATAAACTGAAGCGGAAGCGGTATATTGAGTAGATGCTGTAACTGGAACCCAGTTACATAAATCTGTATAAGATGTAAGAGAAGCAGCACCATTAGTCACATATGAATAACCATTCCATCCACTGGGAACACCTGCTGCCGTCAAAGCAGCAGCGCTTCCGCCAATTCCAGTGATTGAATATGCCATTGTGGGATTTGTAGTGTTTGTTAAAGTATATGCAGGAGGAGAAGCAAGGCTGTATCCTGAAGCCTGATATTTTTGGAACCAACCCCCAGGCTGTGTGAAAGCAGCGGTATTTGTTGACATAGTAGAAAAAGATGCCAAGTGAATTGCATATTCATGGTTGTACCAGTGAGCATTAGCAATAGTTCTTGTTAATCCAAACGATGAATCTCCACCACTACCACCTGCTGCTGTTGTTGCAGTAGAACCCGAACCACCTGCACCAACTGTTACTGTATAAGTTGTACCAGCAGTTACGGCTACGCTTGTTTTCTTTACTTCACCGCCACCGCCACCGCCACCCGCTGCCATATGATTTGCGTTTACGGCAGTTGCTGACCCACCACCACCACCGCCACCGACAAGAAGTAGTTCAACTTGAGTTGTACCAAATGGACATACCCAAGTTCCTGAAGAGTTAAATTCTTGAACATACTGACGAAGTGGAACTAATCCGTTTAATGATGTAATAGCCATTATGAAATTTCCGTTCCGAATGCGGAGAATGTTACGTTAGCAGTTGAGGCATAAACTGTGATTACGTCTGTTGTTGCTAAAGAAAGTCCAAGGGTGAAAGATATTGTGTTATTCGCGCCTAAAATCGCGTCATAGGCAATGTACTGGGAGTTGGCTAGGGCTGCTCCACCTACACGGATAGCGATACGGAAGGTCGCTCCAGTCGTTGATAGGTTAGCCACAGTAATAGTTGAAATTACCGCGCTTCGTGAGGCAGGAACCGTATAAAGGGTTGTAGCCGTAATAGCCGAAGGGTTAGATTGCCCTAGGACCTTGTAGAAATTTGGCATCGTTTATGCTCCCATAATCATGAAATCGTCGAGTCTTGCTGCATTCTCGGTAAGTATACTGTCTAAGGATACCTGAGCCGATAATAGGCTTGCCTCTGCGTTAGTTTGCTGTGTTTGTGCTTGTGCCACATAAGGGGTTATATCTGCTGCAACCAGTAGATTCCCAATAACAAGGATATTGCTGTATATGCCGTAGTAGCCAAGGACTTGTGCATAGGTCTTATTGGCTAAATCTGCATAAGTTGCAGCAGGGGTCGAACTGATAAATCCAAGGTTTGTTTGGTCAACTTTTAAGTCCATCGCTTGGACTGTGGCAGTAAGAGTTGCCCAGTCTGAAGATGAAGCAAAAGAGTAATAGGTCGGGGTAACGGTAAAGGCAGGGGCTAGGTCAGAGATATCCAAAAGGTTACGGGTAATCTTTGAAGTCGAGTTGCCTGAAGTGCCTGTCCATGAACCGAAAGCCGATGAGCCGTCAAAGTATGGGAGAAGGGTTGAGCCTGTCTCGATAAGGACGCCATCGACATAGAAAGTATCTGACCCGCTCATAAGTGTGTAGAACTGAACCGCTGGTCTAAATGCTTTCGAGGATGTAAATGTCGTAGAGATTCTCTGCCAACTGCTGCTCAAGGTAACTGATATTGCTCCGTTGCCTTCAGAGATATAACTCATATCAGTTGCTGTTGGTCGTCCTGAGAAGTGAAGAGTCTTTCCAGTTGTACCCTTAACGTAGGCACTAATTGTTACTGATGTTCCCGCTGGAACAATAGTTGTAGGTACATAAATTGTTCCGTTTGTATTGTTTGCAACTGCAACAGATAGGGCTGAGGTTCCAAATGGTGGGCTTACGGTCGTTGCAACGCTGAGAGTCGAAGTATTGTATGAAGACCATCCAGTTGTGCTTCCAATTTCAAAGGATGGGTTATTGCAAAGATTAACTCGAATATCAGAATCCAATAATGAAGTAGATGCGTTAGCAGTTCCGCTCCAACTAGCAGTTCCATTCACGCCATCTGTTGAACCATCGAAGTAAGGATTGAGAGTCGCTGATTCTTCAGCCATGGCAGCATCAACATAAATAGGTGCTGTTTCAACTGAGCGCGATGCGTTAGCACTACCTACCCACTCATATCCAGTTACAGTTGAACCATCAAAGTATGATGAGTCTGTATATGTGCCAGCGGTTGCTGCACGTTCAACCATGAATCCTGTGAACTCAGCAACAAAAGCAGTCGTAGTTGGAGTATCGACGTGCCATTGTGTATCAGATTGAGCGTTTGAGTTAGCAGTAAATGTTTTAGTAAATCGCTGCCATGAACCAGTTAAAGTAAATGCTTGAGGGCTATCGGGGTTATTTAGTGAAGGACCATTTGAGAACCAATAGTTAAATCCAGTTGTTGCACCTGAAATTGAACGAGCATAGAAAGATGCTGTGTATTGAACTCCTGATTGGAAGAAGTTTTGAGGAGTATCAATTATGCCCATCAAGAAATGCCAAGAGTTTGCTCCACCAGCAAAGGTAACTCGTAAAGCATTTGATAGTCGAGTATCACCAATACCAGTTAAACCAGTAACTCTTGAAAGCGTTGCTGCGGTTGTTGAATAGTTATCTGACCAAGTAGCAATATCGCTACGCATTTCAGGGTTGCGAGTTGGGTTAAAGCGAAGTGCTGGTTCTGCCACAACAGCATCAACATATAAAGGAGGCGACTCAATAGAAGATGAAGCATGTGCGGTACCTGACCAACGCTGGTACAAACCTCCAGTTGAACCATCAAAGTATTCACTATTGACATATGTTCCAGCCGTTGCACCTGATTCAAGAATTACGTTATCTATGCGGAAAGTATTTCCATTTACTGGAGTTCCTACATATCCAATATTTATAACAACATAACCAGCACTTGTTACTGTAAATGTATTGCTTGCTAGGTTCCAAGAACCATTAAGAGTTGCATTTGTACTTGAATTAGATGTTAGTGTTGCATATGGAGAAGGATTTGATTCAGCCTGAACATAAACTGCTGTAATTCCTTGACCTGATGCACCTTTTATTCGAGCAGAAAGAGTGTATTGACCAGCATGTAAGTATGCCTTCATCGTATCTGTCGCTTGGTATTGGTAACGAAGAGTTCTATTATCTACTGGAG